GCCATTGAGCCAGGCGCACCAGTTTATCGGCAATTATTCGACGGCCCAACTCGTATACGAAGAGAAGACCGAATAAATGGCATTCGATCAAACGTCATCGATACAGGATTGGCGGCAACTCGTCGAGATCGCCCTGACGGGTAAAACGCTGTACTATGCCCGCGACCCGGTGACGTTTGACGATGGCACGGTATACGACGGTCGCTTGCTCAGCATGTCCTCGATGACCCTCTCGGCCGGCCAATTGCTCGACCCTCGCGTCACGATGCCGAGCTTGACGCTCAATCTCGACAATAGCGACTCGGGCATCTCGGATCTGATGGAATCATACGAGTGGTCGAATAAGTCGGTCACCGTAAAAATCGGCCAAGGCACCGCCGCCGCCGATTACACCACCGTATTTGTCGGCACGATCCTCTTTCCTGGCGGCATCCAGTTTGACGATACCGTTGCGCGTATCGAACTCGATGACGAGCGGATGAAAGACGAGAAGGTCTTGCCGACCCGAAAATTCTTTGTTTCCACGTACGCAAACGTCGAGGAGAAATCAAAGAACCTCCCGATCCCTCTCATATATGGCGATTGGCGCACCTCTGCCGGGGGCGGCGAAAAAGTGCCCTGTTATTGTGTGAATACGACCACACGGCAGTTTAAGATCGCGTCCCATGCCATCAAGGAGATCCAGGCGGTTTATAAAAATGGCGTTGCGGCGACCCTCACCTCGACCGATCTGGCGAATGCCGAGTTTGTCATGGACGACGCATATGATCAGGCGGTCGATACGGTGACGGCGAACATCCAAGGGGCAACGCATAATGGCACCAGTGGCGGGACGCTTCTGGAGTCGCTTCCTGACATTGTGGAGGATATTCTCAAGACGCATCTCGGCGTATCGTCGGGCAATATCGACTCGACGGCTTTCTCGGCCTGGGAGACAAACCTCGGCACGGTTAAGGCGCGGCGACATATCGCGACGGAAGCGTCGTCAAACGCGTTGATCACCGACGCCCTCGTCGAGGGCTTTGCCGATCTGATTATCCTCGATGGTAAATACGTCCCGCGATACCGCATCGCGGGTCTGACGGGACTCGACTCGTATCGAGATTTTGACATGACGGCGCGACGAGATGGGGTCAAGCAATTTCAAGTCGCCAAAGATCCCGAGCGGATAACCCTCAATCAGATCGTCGCCAGTTATCGATATGACCCTGCGAACCTCAAATTCGCATCTCGCTTTGACCTCGACGACGACGCGGCGATCGCCCTCGTCGGCACGACCCGCCGTCGCCGAATGCAATATAACTGGCTGTATGTCGATGCCGATGCCGAGACGCGGGCCGAGCGGGAGCTTTATACCTTCGCCGCCGAGCTTGAGATGGTGACGGTCGGCATCGGACCGAGGTCGTTGACGAAAGTGCCGACCGATCAGTTTCGCCTCACGTATTCCAAATTCACCGACGCGAGCGGTTTCGGGGTGCCGATGATGATCCGCGACATCGCGATCGACTTTAATCAGATGAGAAGCACGATCCGCGCCTGGAATGTCCTGACCCTTTCGCCAGGACGATGGACCGTATCGACCGCGCCGACATGGTTATCGAGCAATCTGACGCAACGCGAGGAGCATGGTTTCTGGACCGATAACGACGGGTATGCCGACCCCTCGGGAACACCTGACGAAACATCAAAACGGAGTAAGTGGTTTTAATGGCATATACTGCGGGTTTCAGCGTAAACGTCGGCGATCCGACGAAAGCGAGCGATGTCACGACCCTCGCCGCGAATGACGATTTCCTCAAAGCGGCGGTCGATGCGATCATGGCCGACTCGGCGACCCCGAGCAGTACGCTCAAGGCAACGGTCGTCCTGGCCGATGGGGTTACTGCGACAACGCAAAGTGCGGGCAATAATACGACAAGGGTCGCGACCACTGCCTTTGTGAAGACGGCGGTCGATGCGTCTTCGACCGATCCGGCCGGGTCCGATACGCAAATTCAGTACAACAACTCGGGCGCGTTTGGAGCCTCGGCCGACCTCACCTTCACTTCGGGCTTACTGGTAAACGCAGGGCAGGGGATCGGCGTCGGTGAAGCGCCCTCAACGTGGCATTCGGGGTTTGACTTCATTCAGATCGGCGGGACGCTGGCACTTGCATCACAGCCGGGAGTGCAAGCCTCGCAATCGGCATGGATTGTTCAAAACGCGCATTACGATAGCGATGGATCGTGGGAATATCAAGCGACGGATGAGGCACATCGCATCGGAATGTCATCGGGTAATATCACGTTTGATAACGCTGCGAGTGGCACTGCGGGTAATAATATCACGTGGTCCGAGCGGATGCGGATACTGCCGAGCGGCGGCATCACATTCAACGGCGATACCTCCGCCGCGAATGCGCTTGATGACTACGAAGAGGGCACCTTTACGCCGACACTCGGGGCGCACTCAAGCGACGGCACACACAGCTATACGGCGCAAGTCGGAAATTACACCAAGGTCGGCAACATGGTGAGCGTGTGGCTGAAGTTGGTGATTAACACGCTTAATACGTCAGGCACGATTAGCGGGAATCTGGAGATCAAAGGGTTGCCGTTTACCAGCGCGAATACCACAGGTCAACTGTACATGGGTACATTTTTGCCCAGTGGCCTCGCAGTGAGTGGTACGGGTCCGGTAACTATGATGGGCATCAATGGGACCACAGTCAGCATGGCCGAAGCAAACGATAATGCGGGATATTCGATGTTTACCTCATCCGACGTTGCTTCGGGAGATTCGTTTTTCATTCAGTTTAATTACCCTGTTTGAAGGAATTGAAAATGGCACTTGAAAAAACTACGACTGACGATAAGATCGAAATCGTAAGCGACTTTAAGCATCTGAATATCCGTACGGCAACTGTGGTCAGCGAGGACGGCACGGAGTTATCGCGCTCGTTTCATCGTCGCGTCATTACGCCCGACATGGACGTGAGCGGCGAGTCTGCCGAGATCCAGGGCATCGCGGCGGCAGTGTGGACGGACCAGATCAAAGCGGCGTGGCAGACGTTTCAAGAGTCGCAACCAACCATCCCCGCGTGACCCATTGCGAGATGGCGCTGTATATCCTCATCGGTGCCGTTGCCCTGATCTCGGTTTATACCGCAGTAATGGCGCATCTTATCGAGGGCGCGAAGAAAGACAGGCGTGGACGCTGACCTGACCATCTCGCTCGTCGCCCTGGCGATCGTCGCAATGAACGGCGCGAGCTTATTCCTGGCGTTGTCGATCCGCGACGGCATCGGCAAGGTGGGCAAGCGGCTCGATACGCAGACGGCGCGAATCAACCGCTTAATCGAGTGGTTGGAGGGCGACCAGGGCAAGGCAAATAAACGACGCAATCAAGACGCAAAGCAATGACATCGATGCGATATAATGCGACGATCATATCCTCGCGACCCTCTCAGGATTGCGGCACCATCCGAGAAAAACGAGGCAATTAAATACTGGGTCGCCAAATACGACGAAGAGCGTCGGATGCGGGTCGCGAATCAATCGACGCTCAAGGCGCGGGCGACCGAGGCGCGGGAAGCAAAGCAAGAGGCGAAATCTGCGAAGGGTCAGCTTGTCACTCTGACGAAAGCGCAGAAAGCGAAAGAAGAGGCGAGTAAAGCGGGATACTGGTCGGGCGGGGCGGCGATCGCGGTTGCCCTCTTTTATGAGCTTTGCAAGGCGAGCAATGCCTGGATCGGCGGGGCGCAATATCGGGAATTCTGGACCCATGAAGCGATGATTTCGACGTTGACGTTTCTGATGACGAGCTTATTCGCCTGGGCTTATAAGTGCGCCCATCCCGCCAGTAAATAATGGACGAGGCTCGGGCCGAGGAGGCTTTGCGGCAATTCGGTGAGCAGAGCGGACTTGTCGCCCTGGTCGAGCAATATGCCGCGTGGGCGATCGTCGGGTTCGCCTTGTTGTTTCTGCGGTCGTCGATCGAGAATGCCCTCGCGGGATTGGCAATATTTATCGGCTCGGATTACAACGAAAACGCGGTATGTTGGATTCAGACGAATGGCACTCGGCGCTCGGCCCGCATCGCGCAGACCGGGATTTTCTCAACCACGTTTTATCTGTATGAAATGGAGGACGACGGGACGGTGACGGGCGGCACTTTGCTCAAGCTCCCGAATTCCGAGCTCAAATCTCTCAGGATCGAGCGACCGCTCGACCAGATACCACTGCCGACATCGGCAAAACAGGAGACGCAACCATGACAGACGCAATAATGCCCGAAGTCAATACCAAGCTCGACGAGTTGAGAGAGGCGCAACAACGTCGCTTGAACGAGATCGCGCAGACTGACCCCGTATGGTGCCACCTCGCGGGACAGATCGAGGCGTTGACCTGGGCGCAAAACGGAGGTTCAAATGGATCTGCTCAAGAAGGTCGCGAGTCGTAAGCTCGGCGTTGCGGTCGGCGGCGGTGCTGTTTTATCGGCCGCCTCGCCGGAGGCTATTTGGCCGACTGCTTTTGTGGCAGCGGCATATATTCTCGGGCAAGCGATCGTCGACGCCTGGGGCAACTGAGGCGCGACAGAGGGCAAACGAAGGCGGGTCGGCAGATAATCGCCGACCCGCCTATTCGTTTATAATTACCTCCAATTGTCCTTTTATTTCTTTTACAAGTGGTAAGTTTTCGGATGTATAATATGCATCAATGCGTTCGGTTAGATGTTTTCGACTCTTAGGTGTCGCATAGTGTCGTAATATTACAAGCTCTCTAAGATCGAGATCTTCTTCTAATCGATTTATTTTAGTGCTTAATCGGTCTATTTTTTTGCTATATAAGTCCTCGCGAATATATTTTATCCCCTCAATTTCCCGTATAGCATCAGCTTTGGTCTTCATTAGAGATTTAGCTTTATTTTGCTTTGATTTAAAGGGTCCTTGAGAACAGAAAAAACATAGCCACTGATTTTTTTCGTGAGACCAGTTGATTTCCAGGCGACTTCCATCTCGCTTTTTTATAGACTTGCATTGGTCGCAGTACTTATCGTTTATCATTTAAACTTTTTGGCCTTTCTCTTTATAAGTTGTATTGTCAATGGGTAGTATTCTATCTCAAAGTGTTTTCGTTTCCATTTAAATGTAGCTGTTTCGACTCCCTTGGTATCTTCTACTATCTTTCGACCTTCTTTATCCATATAAACGAAGTCGGCTTTATATCTGCCTACAAGGTTCCATTCTCCAGTTTTTTGGCGCACCGCATGCAAGTCAAACGGAACTTGTAATTCGAGGTTTGTTATTTCTTTGGCTCGCTCGAGGAGTTTCAAAACCGTATAGCGTTCTGCTTCCAACTTGCTGTCGAATTTAATACCATTTATTTCGGTTTTTATATTTTTATATTTATTACGATTCACGATGTCGCTTTCGAAAAGTGCGACAGGCGGGGCTTTAAATGAGATTACGGACGTTCCGTACACCGGACGTCGCGCTATTGTTGTCGACGCCCGGTTATTTCTCATTCGTTAAGACTTATACCTCACCAGATATGTCCTAACACTCCCAAGCCCATACATCCAATCTCCCCAGTTTGGATGTCCGCCTGCCGCACGAAGTATTTATTCCGCATTTGCGAGTATTGTCTCGCAAGATGTTTCTTTTTTGATAACATCCCATTGCTCTCCAAAAACCAAAGCAACATATCGGTCGTATTCTTGAACCTTTTTGGGAGCGTGTAAAAAAATGCGCAATTTATTGGCAGCTAATATGTGCCAGCAGCCTACGTTTGCTCTGCAATTGCATTGACGTTTTATTTTATTACCGACTCTCAATAGTTCTACTTTATAACTTTTGCCGATCTCTCTACTCGGTATGATATCGGTTGCAATTATTTCCATTTTAGTAATCCTGTTGCCGGTAGGGATTCAAGTAGGATCGATAGCGGCGACGCGGGGTGGAGGCAGCCGCCTCTCCATCCAGGTCTTGCGCGCGGTTCAATACGCGCTCGCCCATCTCGCCGACGAGCGAAGGATCGAAGTCGCGGAAGTCTTCCAGCGCCATCTCGAGGGTGCCGCTCTGGTCGCGGGCGTGGGAAAGGAGATTGCGGGCTTCTTCATCGACGCGCCGGTTCTCGAGGTCGCGGGGTTGCTCTGGTTCGCTCCAGCGGAAGGTCTTGATCTTGCGGGGTATGTCGATCCGGTGGGAGCGCCTCATGTAGCGCGAGTAGAGGTAGACCACCGCAGCGGCAGCACTGGCGAATGCACACCTCGCCGAGTAGTTTTGATGTTCCTGGTGGGCGATCCAGTGGCCCTCGCCATCGTCGTGTTCGATAATTCCGAGGCGGGTGTCGCCCAATTGCCGCTCTTGCATAGCCTGGTAGACCCAATAGCCAGCAGCAGCCCGCGGCCCGCCCCCCGTCAATACGGAGCTGAATACCAACGTGAACGCTTCACCGTTGATCTCGAGGTGGAATTTCAGACGGTTCGAGTTGTTGTCGCTGGTGTCCGCGAGGCGGGCCTCGAGTTGGGTAATACTTATATTTTTCATGGCGTGGCCTCTATTAACTTAAATAATTGCGGTCCTACATGTACAATTAAACCGATCATGGTTGCTGCAAGCAGATAATCCCAGATATTCCACCGGCGGCGAGTGCATTGGTATCGAGTTCGAGCAAGTTTCAACGTTCGTTTAGATTTCTTCTTCAGTGGTCTGGTGAGGTTCATGGTATGTCTCCAGGTAGAGTTAGAAAGGGAGTTGGTCGTCTTCGACGATCGGAGGAGGTTCTTGGGTTGAGTTGGTTGCAAGATCGTCTTCTGTGCCAGGGATGGAGTCGGTCCATTCTTCGTACTTTTTATCTCGTAATTCTTTATAAAAAGTAAAGGCCAATTTATAATTGGGATCCGTATTTTTGTCAAAGTATTGATCAGCGCGCTCTTGACAGTTCGCCCAGATGATCTCTAATGCATCGAGGACCTCCCTCGTAGACCGCGCATGTGTAGATTTATCTAACGCCTGAGACGCGTCAGAACGCGTAGAAGGAGACGAGTCCGCGACTGCATGTTCTGGAATAACACTCCAACGTAAACCATTTGGAGTTTCCTCATGGCATACGGTAAAAGTGCATCCTTTATGCACGTTATGCTGCTGAAGCAAATTATGCACAGGCTCATACGTATACCAGTCGTATTGATTTCCTTCGTGTTCAACGCGATATCCGTATTGCATTGGCCGTTCGTGTTCTGGTTTATCTTCTGGAAACCTACTTCGAGATTCTCGAAAGTCTCCAAAGGGGAACGTAATTGCGTAAGATACATTTTTCAAAGGCTTAAAATAATTAGCCATAGCAAGGTCTCCTTAGTTGAGTTGATTGGAATTGCAGCTCGCGCTTGTTCGCCCTCGATCCACTGGTCTAATCCTCGCATGATTGCGTTTATCCACTTCGCGGGCCAGTTGCACTAACTCAGACTCGATGTCTCGCTTAGCTTTTTCGTCTGCCTCTGGGTTCTTGAGTATTTCGCATAGTAGTGGAATGAGTGGTGCCCAGTCGGGGGTGATGTCGATTGTTTTAGGCATGGTTCATCTCCTCAGTATTAACTATTCTGGCGCGATGGAGTAGAGACGATCGATTTCTTTGTCAAGTGTCTCTACTTTTGTCGAAAGCCACTCCATATACGTAGGTGTATAGTCCGCTGACGATTTAAGAATTTGATCTATTTCTTTTTGAAGAGGATCGACTTCTTCTTTTTGAAGAGGATCGACTTCTAACTTTTTGATAGCTTCATTGAGGCGATTAATTTCCTCTTGAAACTCGTCGCGCTTCTTTTGAGCTAATTCTCTGTTCTTATTAAGCTCAATCCGCGTTTCATTCATTTGTCTCTCAGTATTTTCCGTTTCCGTTTCATAGCGCTTGAGTGAGAATCTGGTACAGTTTGTTCCATAGCACCAGCGTCCATTGTACTTATAGGCATGCCATTCATGGCTTTCTTTCCCGTCGATTATCGCGAGAAAAACGCGGTGCTTTTCTTCGAATTCGTTCTCGTATTCTCGTACGAAAACAGCCTCGCGCTTGTCAGGAGTGCCATAATAATCGTCGATGAAAACTCTTTGGCCTGGCTTTGGATTGCGAACTGGAATTAGGCGTGCGATGGTCTTTTCTCCCGGTGAGGGTTTGTACTGCGCTATCGAACGTAGAGAATAATATAAGCATAAAAAGTTTTAAAGTACATACCTCCTTGCATTTTTTTTAAATCACATGTGCACCTATGGGTTTCGTCACTTCGGCGCGCTCTGCCGTGGCAGCGTTGCTCGTCTGTATTCGTCTGGATTTGCGGTCGGCATCTCTACATGCGGTGGCAATCTTCGTAACGACCTCTTGGTCGATTTCTCCTTTCTCGTATAGCTTGTCGGCGTGATTTATTATTTGTTCCCATTTATTGGCGTCTCTGGTCTCCTGTATCGCGACCAGAGCGCGTTTCAGCACACTGTTCATGTCTGCACTCATATTATATATCTAAGAGATCTGCTTGAGAAACTAATCGATCTCGAATAATTGCGTCTTTAAACTTTATTCTATCAGAATTTTCCCATGCCCACCATCCGAGTTTCTTGCTGTATGAAAATCCCATTCTGTGCAATTCCGTCTTGAGATCGTCATCGCAGTTTTCTGAAAGTGATCCGAGGGTGATTTTACTTAGAAATTCTGGCTTATTTTCTTGATTAATAGAGTGCTTGGCGTGCGCGGTGTCACCATTGATGCCGTCCAGTACGCGTTGTCTAAGCACATCGCAGACGATGCGGATCTCAAGCTCGAACATCTCTGGCTTAGTTGCCAGCCGGGCCAAGGCCGCGAGCGACCACAGGGTAGTGGTGTCACCAAGGTTTTCCTTGACGACTTGGGTTATCTCTGGGCAGACCTTGAAAAGTTCTGCCAGTGCCTTTTCCTTGGCCGGGTTGACGCTGTCGTGAAGCGACTCCCTCTTGTCCTCGAGAACGTAGTCTTTATCGCCGTCCTTTTTCCCAGAAGTTTCTACTGGTTGTCTTTGGCTTTCCACTGAGGCTTCCATGTTTGGCCCTCCTCTCTTCTAAGGCGTGGTTGGTTACCGTCTTAAATCCGCCCTCTCCATCCCAAAGAAATATCTCGCCTTCGGCTTTTAGGTCGTCAGATATATTTTGAACCATCCGCTCTATATTCTCTTCGTTTACCCCGTGGTCAATAAGGATATTCCGTAACTCATTAGAATCCTTTACGATGAATTTATCGCTATTCATGAGATCTACAATCTTTTCTTCGTTTAGCAATCTCTTCAGCTTTCATTAAGCGATCGTGGTTGAATTCAAGATTCCATTCTTCATTCGTAATACCGCTCATTAAGAATTCTCGTTGGTCGGCATTTAGATAAGGGAGGGCCTCTTGTATTAATAGACTACCATCCGTCCATTTTTTATAGTCCGAAAAGAATTCGCGGAAATCGAGGTCCCAAATTTGTTCATTGACGTTTCCAGAGAGCATGCTTTGAATGGATATTCGGACTTTGAAATCCTCGGTTGCATTAACAGTACGAATTATTTCAATCATGATAGTTCCTTCTGCGGTTGAATTTGGTTAAATTCGCCAAAATGGCGCTCATATATGTGTAGACTGCCTGCCTGCCATATTATTTTACCTAAGTGAATAGGTTCTTCCAATGTTTGATTTAAATCTTTGCATAGTGTCTCGAGGATATAACGCTGCCAAGCCCAGTCATTGCGGTATCCAAAGACAACGTCATTCGATCGCATGTTTACTACGCAATCTAGAAACTTCACATTGCGGTATCCAAAGACATTGTTTCGGATGAAATATTGAACAGAGTTGGTACACATAAAGTCATCCATGCCCCAATTATTATATTCCTGTTGCATGGATGGTCGATTATAGATCATAATAGCTCGACGAGTATTGATATCCCGAAGGAGAGCGTGCTTCGCGCTGGCGTATTGTAGTCCATTTTCCTTTGACCAGATACACCATCCGTAGTTGGAATTTATTTCGCCGTTGGCTCCAGATACTTCCTGCCAGATCTTTGGTATTTGGCCACTCATGGCGTTTATATTACAAGATTGCGTCTTATACCACTGCAGTTCTTGTAGGATATATTTTTTACTCGGCTCTCCGAATATGAAATCCTCATCCGCCAAAAAAGTCGAACCAATGAGCTCTATTAATTTGCAACCCGTTTTGTCTTCTATGAATTCGCCTGACGAAAAGCGTTCGAAAAGTTTATTTCTTATGTCGCTCACATTGTCCATCGAGTGTCTCCTTCAAGAAGGCAGCACCGTATGCCGCATAGTTTACCAGGTCCTTAAAACTATCTTCTATTGATTCGTGATTAGTTTCATGTGTTTCGTGTACAGAAATTATCCTTAATAATTTCTGATTGCACATATCGATTATTGAATCAAGACCACGGCGATAGTATTGGACATGCGTAACACTTCCGGAGTTGTAGTCTTCTCCTTTTGTTTTCATTAATTCTATGCATTCTTCGAGAACATCTATGGGACCTTGCATCTTCAACTTGCTCATGGTAGAAGACCTGTGTTTCCAGTGTGCGTGGGAGATTTCCAGCCCTCGGGTTTTTTGAGATCGGGCAGATTGAAAGGATTGTCTCGTCCCTCTTTGATGCCAACTTCTTTTGTAAGGTTGGCTTTTAAAACTTCTTTCCAGGCTTTGTCGGCATCGACTCCAAATAAATCTAATGTGCCAATGGCAAAAACACATAGATCTATAATGCCATCAACTATTTCTTCAGTGTCTCCTCTTAGATACGCTGCCATGGTCTCATCTACTTCTTCAGTTATCATGCGAAGTCGCAATTCCATGAATTGTTCGCGAGTATCTTTGTCCATTTCAGTTACGCAATTCGAAGTTCCAAACCATTCGTGCATGTGTCGTATGTCTTCCGGCCAGTTCATTAGTATTGTCCCCTTTTGCGATCAGCGTTAAGAGTCATGGGATCAAGCCTATGTGTTTTTGCCATTGGCACAGTTCTTCAACTGTTGCTGGTTTTTTCTTCATTACCCATAGAGTATTGCGACTGTATTCGGGAAACATCGGTGCCATGATATTCGAAAGGAGATTGCTGTCCCAATACTTGCTGGCTTCTTCATAGAATTTCTGCTGCCAGTCATTCATGAAGATTTTATAGTCTCGCTGGCTGGCAAAGGTGCCATATTGTTCTTCGATAACAAAGAATTGTCCGAGCAAATCTTTTAGTTCTTTGTAGGTGAATTCGCAGATTTCTCCATTGATAACATGGTTTGCGGCAGCGCCGGTGTTTTCATCGTAATTAGGTGTCGATAGCAAGATGGTCGTACTTGGAGTGGCATGTGCTATCATATTTCGGAGAAACTGTGGTGCTTTTTCTTTTCCAATATGCTCGATTACCTCGAAGCATATTATCATATCCCAGGTTGTTTTGCTTTTCTGCTCCAAATCGACGCCATCTAACGAGCACAAATCGCGGACAAGGAACTCGGCCCAATCGACCATATGGAATTTTTCGTTTGCTTTATTTATAGTTTGAGCACGGACATCGAGACCGCAATACACTTCGCCTTTATAGCGGTTGCGATACATGACTTCTAACATATTGCCGCTGCCGCAGCCCCAATCTAAGACTGCCTGGTTTAAACGCAATCGCTTGAGTGCGTGGGTCCACCGTAGGTAATGCGCAAATTGATCGCGATGATATACGTGTCGTTCGAAGGTGGTGTCGGGATTCAATTGAGTGGTATTATATTGCTTATTAGTCGACATGGTTTTCTCCTTGCGTTTTTTTATAGGACGCTAAAAATTCAGCGATCTGAGTGGCCAGGGTTAAATCGTGAACCAATGCAAGTGGCAATGCTTTATAAAGATATTCAGTCGCGTGGTGTAAATGCCAATGTTGCGATTGATTACGGTTTTTAAGCTTGTCTTCGAAGTCAAGTTCCTTTTTATCGTCTGTCATTGTTCCTTTCCTTTTTCTCTGTGGTGATATATTCTATGACAGTTAGAGCAGAGCACTATGCATTTTTCGATTTCTTTTTTATCTTATTTATGCCATATCTCCTCCGCTGCGCCTCGTTTAGCGCAAATGATTTATTAGATTCTACAACATGGTGAAAATCGAGCGCACAAGCGTGCGCATCGTATCCGCATTTATTGCATCCTTTGTCCAATTTATAATTATTGAGCCACTTCAATATTACTTGGCTTCGGTCTTTTGCTTTTTTTAGTAAACGCGCGCGGTTCTTTTGGTACCATTCGCTGTGGTATTCTTTTTGACACGGACGGCAATAGCTTCGATGGTCCTTTCCGCGTCGCTGGCCCACGTTTTTAGTTTCTCTTTGACAACGCGGACAAGTAAAATCAGAATCATTTATAGACGTTGTCATCGCGAAAAACCCTTGCGATTGCGTCGAATCCGCCTCATCGCGGCTTTAATAGATGGCTTGAGATCTTCAGGCGTCATGGGATCGACTAATTTTTCCGTCAGCGTTTCTATGGGATCGTTTTCTTCGGGCAATCTATGTTTTAGCCGCTGCTCAATGCTGCGGAACCATTTTGAGTCGCTCCAGAATCTTTGAAGAGCTTCGACATGGTCTGGGAATCCTAATTTGAGTTTTTCAAGATTGTATTGATCTAAGGTTGTTGCCAAATCTAATATCCGACAATTTAAATCTTCGTATCGCCACTTCCACGATATTATGATTTCTTCTTGTTTGTCGAACACTTGCGGCCTCCTCTGCTGTGTAATGATTTATTTGATCCAAATATCTTCCGCTGCATTGCGCGCACTCGAAGTAGTTCCGCGTGGCACTTCTCCATTGCTTTCATATCCTTGGAGATACATGAGTGCTTCTTGAAGCGAATATATTTTCCAATCTCGAGCGAATTGAATTCGTATTCCATAATCGAGGCCGTCGAGTATTCTCATTTCGAATAGTCGGACTTGACTATTTTTATTGGGGGCATTGTCCAAGGTGAATTCTAGATTCGTCATTTTCGTATCTCCGTCAGAGGGTGGCGGGCGGGACCGAAGTCCCGCCCGAGGGTTTAGCTATTGTATTTTTTGTGCAAAGACTCGACCATGTAGCTACTGGCGGCCTTGGGATTCTTGATGTAAGCGAGGAAAAAACGGTGCTTTTCTTCTTCTGAGGCTTTCTCCCATGCCTCTCGCAACGCGCTCTCAATGATTACTTCTTCTTGTTTGCTCATTTTCATCTCTTCGTCACCTTAGTTTTTGAGTCCGCAAAACGCGGCCATCACGGCTAAGATTTGCTCTTTCGAGGGCTGTTGCTTCAATACTATATTCCAAAAAGGTTCTTGCTCGTCTTTCGTCGCGGTCTGGAGCCACTCCGCGAATGCCAGGTTGATCTCTCGCTCTTTTTCCATTCTTATCTCCTTTAACAGAGTGTGATTCGTTGCGTTCATGAAGAGAATATAGGCCTAAAAAAATGTAAAGTACATAGAAAAAGCTTAAAAAAGGCTAAAAAAAAAGTATAAACGTGCACTAATTTTAGGTGTGTACAAGATTTAAGGTTCGAACTATATTATCTTATTCAACTGTAATCTCCCTGAAGGATTGACATGACTTATGCCTAAGAAATGGCAAGAATGCGGATTCGAACCTGCGACGCTGAACGTAGAAAGATTGAAAGAAGAAATCGCGAAGCACAATTATACCCTCGCTCAAGTGTCTGAGATGACAGGTATGGCGCCGACGACTATTTCTCGCAGACTAAACGGTCATCTGCGAGGTCTCTCAGGGGATACTCTAGCGCGTTTCGGCCGAGCCTTTAATATTGAATATGGGGAATTGGTTAAATAACTTAGAACGCGATAGAGATGATTCAATCTGATTCATCACGGGAAACTATTATGCAAACTATGGAGCAAGTCGTTTGGCGTCAACATCAGCGTCAGTACGAGTCGGGAAATAAAGAATCCGCAAGAGAAAGAGTCACCGCCGATTCCATAGACATGACAGTAGAATATAGAGATTGGCATCGAACATTAAATCGCAGTTGGTACGTAAACGACGTCGATCAGATCGAATGGAGGTCAGGTCCAGATGGACAACCGTTTCCCGTGGCATTGATAGAACTTACTGAGATTAGAAAAATCAGTGATCTGTCAGCGGTTCTTGATCGTTTTTTAAATAAGACTGCGCAAGGTGATTTTAGCAAGAGAATAGCAGAGCTTCTTGGTGTGAATGCTTATATTGTTGGATATGTCGCTGGACTCAGCGAGTTTCATGTTTATAATTTAACAGAAAATAAAGGTTGGGTGAAATGGTCTAAGCCTATGTATGAGCAGTGGCTTAGATCTCTTAGCGTTGGAAATATTAAAAAGATGCAGGCATCCAGGGGTGTCCGACTAAGATAATCGGAGTATTTTAAGAAAGCTTCGGCGAGGTCGGACAACGGCAGCTCCCGAAGCGGTATTATAAGCGCGCTACTGTGGGGACTTCTCAAAGCGTGCGACCTGGCCGAAAGGCGCGAGGGTGGGAAGCGGTTTGATGTCAGAATCGTAAGTCGGCGCCAAGGACCTCACGGCATCTGTGAAAGGTCTACGCGATACGGGGATCCTCGTCCGAAAGACGATGAAAAAGCCCGGAGCGTTCGGAGACGGTCTTGCGCTTTCGCGAGTCGGGGCTATCGCCGTACGCTCCTCAAAGAAGCCTGAACCGAAGACGATGAATATCGACTTTAAATTAAGTTAAATTTTCTAAATACGACGAACATAGTATATTATTTATACGTATGATTATAAGAAAAGATATACCTAATTTCACGTGGAGTGAAGTTTTATCTGGCTTTACGCCTGACGATCGATTTTATGATCACATGATCAGACTACAGGAACTTCGTGATTGGTGGAAAGCTCCCCTGAAGATTACATCAGGATTTCGATCATTGTGGCACAATCAGGCCGTAGGCGGCGCCATTCAATCTCAGCACATGCTTTTTGCAACGGATGTTGCTCCCAATCTTAGCAGCGAGCGTATAAAACACATTTCACCTCAGAATAGAAAAAGAGAAGCAATTGAAATTGTTTCTACAATCGCTGATACGATTGGATTTGAAGGCATTGGACTTTATGACACTTTCGTCCATTTAGACATGCGTGGATCTCGAGCTCGATGGGACAATCGGACCGCGAGTTAAAAGATGCGGTATCGCTCGAGGCGTGGCTCGTCGATGAGATTTGCCGTCTCAATGCCGAGGTGGATAAAAAGCGGAATATGCTGGTTAGAGTGATTGAGCGTAAACAGGAATTGATTGATGCCGATACGAAAAAGTAAGCGCGGATATTATTGGGGATCTCGCGGTCCATATAAGACTAAGCGAAAAGCGCGCGCCGTGGCAAAGGCGGCAAGGTCGAAAGGGTACAGTCGCAAGCAAAAGTGACTTAGCCTAATATAAGAATAGACATTGAGTCATTTATGGGACGCACAAAAAAAATAGTCGATCCAGAGCAGATAAGATCTTTGGCGAAGCTGGGTTGTACGTGGGATGAAATAGCATCAGTGCTTCAAATAGCTCGCGGTACATTTGCAGCAAGGATGAAAGAAAAAATAAATAGAGATGCATACGATCTTGGCATAGCCGAAGGTAATATGTCTTTGAGACGCGCGCAGTATGATTCTGCTATGGGCGGCAATTCTACTATGCTCATTTGGGTGGGCAAAAATAGATTAGGACAGACTGATCGAGTAGAAACAAGCAATGAAACGGTAATACATGACACAAGCGATGCCGTTGACAAGCTCGTTGGCGCAGTCGATCGCCTCGCTGCCAGAGGAGACTCGAGCGTCGATATTAAAAAAGCTGACGCCTAAAGAAGCTGATGAAATATACAACGATTGGCGGTTTTGGGCACGTCCCGATCAGTTGGCACCTCCCGGTGAGTGGCGGGTATGGCTTATCCTCGCGGGTCGCGGATTCGGGAAAACGCGATGCGGTGCCGAGTGGGTTTTGCAACAGGTTCGGCAGGGCCGCAAGCGTATCGCCCTGGTCGGCGAAACCAAAGCCGATGTGCGAGACGTTATGGTCGAGGGCGAGTCAGGCATCCTCGCTGTATCGGGCCAGGATCGGCCCTTATACGAGCCGAGCAAGCGGAGACTCACCTGGGCCAATGGCGCGGTCGCGACCTGTTACTCGGGCGACGAACCCGACCAGTTGCGCGGTCCGCAACACGATGCGGCATGGCTCGATGAGTTGGCAAAATACCGATATGCCGAAGATACGTGGAGCAATCTCGATTTGGGCTTGAGACTCGGAGAATCGCCCCAGGCGGTCGTCACGACGACACCGCGCCCGGTGGCAATCATACGCGAGTTGGTCGATGATCAGCTTGTGCAGACGACCAGAGGCTCGACATACGCGAACCTTCCGAATCTGGCCGAGTCATTTGCTCAACGGATCATCGCCCGATACGAAGGGACGCGCCTCGGGCGGCAAGAGTTACATGCAGAGATCCTGGACGATGTGCCGGGTGCGCTCTGGCAGCGGGCGCACATCGACGACGCCCGCCGTGCTTTCCCTCCTCAGTGCGAGCGGGTTGTCGTCGGCATCGATCCCGCCGTCACCTCGGGCGAGGATGCAGACGAGACGGGTATCGTCGTCTGCGGCAAGCTCGGCGATAGGGCGTATGTTATCGAGGATATGTCGGGACATTACACGCCGCAAGAATGGGCGGGCGAGGCACTCAAGGCATACTATCGGCACAACGCCGACCGCATCGTCGCCGAGATCAACCAGGGCGGCGATATGGTCGAGCATACAATCCGCACAATCGACCGTAATGCCTCGTATAAGGGCGTTCGTGCGGCAAGGGGTAAGATGACCAGGGCTGAGCCGATCGCCGCACTATACGAGCAGGGGCGCGTCCATCATTGCGGGATGTTTGCGGCTCTTGAGGATCAACTCTGCACATATACGCCAGATACCAAAGACTCGCCTGATCGCCTCGACGCGATGGTGTGGGCATTGACCGACCTGATGTTGGGCGCAAACGAGGGCGGCATGACGAGGATACGAGGAATTTGACAAATGCCAGTTGAGACGACTGCGCCCGAATACGAAGCGATCGCGCCCGCGTGGCAGAAATGCCGGGACGCATACGAGGGGCAAGAGGCGATTATCGCGAGGGGTGCGGATTATGTGACGCCGCTCGATACGCAGACCCCGAGCGAGTACGTCAATTATCTGCGGCGAGGCTTGTTTTTCAACGCGACGGCGCGAACCGTCCAGGGCATGGTCGGCGCGAGCTTTCGCCGCCCGCCCGCGATCGAGGCGGGTGCCGCCGACGATCTCCTCGCCGATGTGACTTTGACCAATCTGCCTTTTGACTCGCTCGCAAAAATGGCGATGCGCGAGGTGTTGATCGTCGGGCGGTTCGGGATTTTGTGCGATTACAGCGACGAGGAGGCGCGGCCATATCTCAGCCCATACGTCGCCGAGAACATCATCAACTGGCGCGTCGAGCGTATCGGCGGGCGGTCTGTCGTGACGATGATCGCCCTGGCCGAGACGGGTCACGTATCCGATCCGAAG